GAACTGGAGCAGCGCATCAAAGAAAAGCTGAACAAGTTCATGCATGTGATTGACGTAGTGGATGTCCCAGTTAATGAACCTACAGACACTGACCAGCCTAAGTAAGGTGGAACTGGAAGCGCTCCAACGCGCTTTGCCATCCATGTCATTGCAGGACAAGATTGAGCTATTTGATGACTTGAGTATTCGTGAGGAACGCGCCAGACTAACTGCCGCCAAACACAGCCCCTTGGGGTTTGCTCAAGGTGTGTACCCCGGATTTAAGATTGGCCCCCATCACCGCAAGCTGGCAAAGATATTTACGGATGTGATTGAGGGCAACAAGAAACGGGTGATTGTCAACATAGCCCCCCGGCACGGAAAATCTGAATTTGCCTCCTACCTGTTTCCTGCGTACTTCTTAGGCAAGTACCCAGAAAAGAAAATCATCATGGGGACACACACGGCGTCCCTGTCCGAAGACTATGGCAGACGAGTACGTAACTTAATTGACTCGGAGGAGTACCATGAAATCTTCCCCAACACCCTTGTTGCCAGCGACCAAAAAGCCGCCGGTAAATGGTCAACTACAGCCGGGGGCCAGTACTACGCAGCGGGTGTTGGCGGTGCACTTGCTGGGCGCGGCGCTGACCTATTCGTCATTGATGACCCGCATTCGGAGCAAGACATAAAGGTCAACAGCCGTTTGGCGTTTGATACCGCATGGTCATGGTTCCAAACCGGGCCGCTACACCGACTGATGCCGGGGGGAGCCATTATCGTGGTAATGACCCGTTGGTCACTGCTGGACTTGACCGGGCGGCTGCTTGACTACCAGACTAAGAACCCGGACTCCATGCCGTGGGAGATCGTGGAGCTACCCGCCATCCTGCCTTCGGGTAAAGCCCTGTGGCCTGAACAGTGGCCGCTGGAGTCGATGTTGCAGAAAAAAGCCAGTTTGGAGCCCCGGTACTGGAACGCACAGTACATGCAGCAGCCCACCTCAGACATGTCGGCTGTGGTCTCCCGTAAAGATTGGCGGGTCTGGCCCCACGACGATGCGCCCAAATGTGAGTACATCATACAGTCGTGGGACACCGCTTTTGAGACCAAGACCACCGCTGACTACAGTGCGTGCACAACATGGGGGATTTGGTACAACGACGAAGAAAACGGCTCCCCTCAACTCATACTGCTGGATGCGTTCAAAGACCGGATGGCCTTCCCGGAGTTGAAATCCGTAGCGCTGAAACACTGGAAGGATTGGGAACCTGATAGTATTATTGTGGAGAAGAAAGCCGCTGGGTCTCCTTTGATTCAAGAGCTTCGGGCAATGGGTATACCTGTGCAAGAGTTCACCCCCAGCCGGGGAAACGACAAAATGGTGCGGATGAACGCCGTAGCTGACCTATTCACTTCGGGTAAAGTGTGGGCTCCAGACACCCGTTGGGCACGGGAAGTTATTGAAGAAATGGCAGCGTTCCCTGTGGGAGAGCACGACGACTACGTTGACACCACCACACAAGCGCTGCTACGCTACCGCCAAGGCGGATTCATCTCGTTGGACTCCGATGAGAAAGAAGAGCCTAGAATATTTAGGCGCGGCAGACAAGCTGCATACTACTAAGGATACCGAATGGCAACCAACATTGATAAAGCGTTGTACCAAGCCCCAATGGGTTTGGATGACATGGGTGAGGAAGCCATTGAGATAGAGATTGTTGACCCGGAGTCAGTGAAGATTGGCATAGGGGGGATGGAGATTGAGATTGATCCCGATGCAGAAGATGATGGAGATTTCTCTGCAAATCTTGCAGAGGAAATGTCTGAAGGGGCCATGCAGACCCTTGGTTCTGATCTGACCTCAGAAATTGACAATGACAAGGCAGGGCGCAAGGATTGGGAAAAAGCCTACACAGAAGGTTTGAAACTGTTGGGCCTACAGTATGAAGAGCGCACAGAGCCGTGGAACGGTGCTTGTGGTGTGTTTCACCCCATGATTACAGAGGCGGTTGTGCGCTTCCAAAGCGAGACCATCACCGAGACATTCCCCGCTGCTGGCCCGGTGAAGACCAAGATTATTGGTAAAGAGACCAAGGAGAAGAAGGAGTCGGCGGTCAGGGTTCGGGAGGACATGAACTATCAACTGACCGAGAAGATGGTTGAGTTCCGAGCGGAGCACGAGCGGATGCTGTGGAGCCTACCGGCAACAGGCTCTGCGTTCAAGAAGGTGTACTACGACCCAAGCCTTGGCAGGCAGGTTTCAGTGTTTATACCAGCAGAAGATATTCTGTTGCCCTATGGGGCATCAGACATTCAGTCTTGCTATCGCGTCACCCATGTGATGCACAAGACCAAGAATGAGATATTGAAGCTGCAAGCCGCCGGGTTTTACCGGGAATGTGATATTGGCGATCCGACCAAAGAGACCACCGACATTGAGAAGGCCAAGGACAAAGAGACCGGGTTCAGTGATTTAAACGATGACCGGTTTACCTTGTATGAAATCCATGCAGACCTTGATTTAAAAGGGTTTGAGGACACCGACAAAGACGGCGAAGAGACCGGGATCATGCTGCCGTATGTGGTGACCGTAATCAAGGGCACGGGCGATGTTTTGGCAATCCGCCGCAACTGGGAAGAAGATGACGACCTCCGACTTAAACGACAACACTTCGTTCACTACCAATACATCCCGGGTTTTGGGGCTTACGGCTTTGGCCTTTTCCACCTCATCGGTGGGTTTGCGAAGTCGGCTACCAGCATTATGCGACAGCTTGTGGACGCAGGAACACTGTCCAACTTGCCGGGTGGGCTCAAGACCAGAGGACTTCGAATCAAGGGAGATGACACCCCCATTGCCCCCGGTGAATGGCGGGATGTAGATATTGGCTCTGGGGTGATGCGGGACAACATTTTGCCCCTGCCCTACAAGGAACCCAGCCAAGTTCTCTACACCCTACTGGGGAACATCGTTGAGGAAGGCCGCAGGTTTGCCGCCACCGCAGATTTAAAGATCAGCGACATGTCGGGGCAGTCTCCGGTCGGAACGACTCTGGCTCTGCTAGAGCGTCAACTCAAGGTGATGACCGCAGTGCAGGCTAGGGTGCACGCTGCGTTTAAACAAGAACTGAAGCTGCTGGCCCGGATCATTGCAGACTACACCGACCCTGACTATTCTTATGAGCCAGAGGTGGGTGAGCGGAAAGCCAAGAAGGAAGACTACGACGATGTGGATGTGATTCCGGTCAGTGACCCCAATGCGGCCACCATGAGCCAGCGGGTTGTCCAGTACCAAGCTGTGATTCAGATGGCGCAGATGGCCCCAGCTATTTATGATTTACCGCAATTGCACAGAGGTATGTTGGAGGTCTTGGGAATTAAGAACGCAGAGAAATTGGTTCCCCTGCCAGACGATCAGAAACCAACAGACCCGGTGACGGAGAACATGATGATCATCAAGGGAGAGCCTGTTAAGGCGTTCTCCTATCAGGATCAGAAATCGCACATTGGCGTCCACATGGCGATGATGCAAGACCCGTCGATTACGCAGTTGATCGGCCAGAACCCCAAGGCTCCGCTTATTCAGTCCGCCATGATGGCGCACATTGCAGAGCATGTGGGGTTCCAGTACCGACAGCAGATTGAGCAGCAGCTAGGGATGCCGTTGCCACCCCAAGATGAGAAGCTGCCGCCTGAAGTTGAGACCGCGCTGTCTGGGATGATGGCCCAAGCTGCTCAACAGGTCTTGCAACAAAATCAAGCACAGGCAGCGCAACAGCAAGCCCAACAGAACCAGCAAGACCCGTTGATCCAAATGCAGCAGATGGAGCTTCAGATCAAGCAGCAGGAGTTGCAGCTTAAAGCCCAAGACTCCCAGATGAAGAACCAGATTGCCATGCAGCAGTTGCAGTCCAAGAACCAGCAGATGGCTCAACAAGCCGCTATGCAGGAGAAAAAACTGCTGGTGGACGCCACAACACAGTCAGACAAACTGAAACTGGAGCAGCAGAAAGCCCAGTTGCAGAGCCAGCTTGCCGGGTTGAAAGTTGGGGCGCAGATACAGGACAGCAAAGCAAAACTGGCAGCGCAGCAGCAAGAGGCCGGGGTCAGGATGGGTATTGATATTGCCAAGAGCAGGGCACAAGCCATGCAACAACCGAAAGCTCCAAAATGATCCAAGATTTTGTGCGGGTACTGCGCGAAAAGATTCGTACCGACATGAACAACTACGCCGATGACTTGGCGGGGGGTGCTTGTCGCAATTTTGAAGAGTACCAAAAACTTTGCGGGACTATTCAGGGTCTAGCCATCGCAGAGCGCTATTTAATTGACCTTGCTGCAAAAGTAGAAAGAGACGATGAGTAATCTAATTCTTCCACCCGGCATTAGTTTGCCAAAAACTATCCGACCTAGGGAAAACCCTAGTGAAGATGCGTCCCAAGAAG